ATTGAGGCAATTGCACGTGCACAGGCGCTTGGGGAAAAAAGTGGGGCATTTTCGTCTGCCCATGGGGCTTATTTCTTTCCCACGCAACTGATTGAGAAACGTCCGATTGATTTTGGCACAGCCGGGCCAGATCGCTTTTGGTCAAGTGATAAGAATCCTTTTCAAGTTTTGGGGAATAAATTTGGTCTGCTTGCAGAAGAGAATCCAAAAGTTCCTGGGCGAAGTGGATATAGCACACAAAAATTTAATGAGGAAGAAAATTTTGAGCAAAATCGCTTGGTGAGAGAAAGAAATGCTAAAGTTGCTGCTATGATGTTTGCGATAAAAAGTCAAAATCGCACACCAGTAGAGACAGCGGAACGTTGGAATGGAAGTGGCCGAGTTGTAGATGGGAATAAGGTTTTTGCTGACTCGAAAAATCATCTTGCCAAAGTTGAAGAGATGATGCGTATGATGGACCATCCGAGTAATGCGGAGATTAAGAAAGTTTGGCAGTATTATTACGGTCAGGCGTTGAAGGAGAAGTAAGATGGCGAATCCACTTCTTGACAACGGTCGGGCTTATGATCGCTTCGCGGCAAATCCTGTCGGGACTAGCCAAGTCAGTAGTATGACTTCTGCGGAAGGCCGGCCTTTTTATCCATTGACCGGAAGATTTCAACAAATAATGGAGGGAGTTGATTCAGCTGGCCGCCCAAAGCATAATTATGGAATGGACGTGCTAGGATTTGCTGGTAGTCTTGCCGGTCCAATGAGCAAACTTGTTAATATGCGAAATATGATAGGTGCAAAAAATCTGCTTAATCAGGGGACAATGCCGCGAGAAGTTCTTCTTAAAACAGGGTACTGGCAAAATCCACAAGGTCAGATGATGTCGGAAATTTCTGACCACAATATGATGCTTCGTGTAGATGAGAATCCTTTAGGGAAAGGACTCAAAACGGATAAGTTTTATAGGCAGGTCAATGCAGAGAATTTGCGTGGACAAAATCTTTCTGACATTGTGGAGCATCCAGAGTTTTTCGCGCATTATCCTGATATGAAAGGGGTGAGAGTGCGAAATGATGTGAATCCCGGAGCCAGTGGCTCCTGGGATCCATGGAAGCATCAGATCAATCTTGCTCCTGGTTGGATGCCGACAAATGAAATGGCAAGAATTCTTGGGCATGAAATGACTCATGCCACGCAGAGTTTCAATGGTTGGCGAAATGGATCTTTTCCATCAGAGCATCTGTCAGCAAACTATTGGAATACAGTTAAACAAAGTGGACAGGCAAATGATTCTTTTCGCCAACTGGCGAATAGTAAAGGAGTGAACTTTGCAGATCAAGCTGAACTTTTGTCATTTGCTCAACGTGCAGCAGAAGGCTCTTTTCTCCCTAAAAATCCTGAATTTATACAGTATGCTAAATATTTGGCAGAGTTTCCTGAAGCAAAAAAGCTTCTTTCTGAAGCAGGAAAACTTTTAATGCAAAAGAAACAAATGGAATTGAGAGCGGATCAAGCCTACCGTAATGTAACGGGAGAGGTAGAAGCCCTAGCTGTAGAACGACGACTTAATATGTTACCCTACACACGACTGCGGGGTAGACCATTTTGGGAGGATTATGCAGTGAGACCTCTTGATCAAACGCCTGGAAGGATTTTACCCTGGATGGGAGGAAAACCATGACTAATTGGACGGATAAGAAGGCGCATTGCCATATTTTGGTAAAGCAAACGGCAAGAAGCCTTGCTGAGGCGCTTTACGAAAAGATGGCGTCAGAGTCTCCTGGGTTCTATAAGGCCAACCCAGAGGCGCTGCCATTCATCAATAGCAATTGGAAACACTTCCTTGAGGAGGCTCGGTCCACGTTAGTCCAGATGTTATCCCTACCATACCCGGAAGAGTTGAAAGAACAAATTGCTGAAGCAATTATCCAAGATAGCTCCCTGACAAGAGATCGGCCAGCTCGCCTTGCTAGTAAGGTCCGAACTGGTCAGCTTAAGCCGCAACAGCAGCCTAAGCTAGAGCTGCACTAACAGGCCGCAACGCGGCCCAGACTTGAGGCTGTTTCCTCAATGCGACGGAAGAGATTAAAATGTCTTATGCAAGCACTACTGCAGAACTATCCCCTGATGATATTGCGTTGGGGAATGGAAGGGTGGAAGATGCGCCAGCGGCGGAAGCCCCCGCGACGGAGGCCCCTGCCGATGATACTGTCGCTGCCAAGCCATCTACCGTTGGCTGGGAACAGCGCCGGATCAACGCTCTTACCCGGAAGTTGAATGAGGAGTCTCGGAGAAGGGAACTTGCGGAGCAGAATACTGCGCAGGTTGTGGAGATTGCTCGGCGAGCGGTGGCAGGGGAAGAACAACCCCAGGCAGCGCCTGCCGGGCCGACTCGAGACGAATTTGACTCCGCTGTCGCACATGCTGCAGCAAAGCAGCAGTTTGACGCGGAATGCACGCAGATCTACAATTCTGGCGTGGAAGATCTTCCTGGGTTTGAGGCCCGCCTTGGCAACTTCCGCGCCATCGGCGGTATGTCGCAGCCCTTGATTGAAGCGGTGATGGAGAGTTCCTCCAGCGCTGTAAGTCCGCAGAAGATCCTCTTCGAACTTGGCGGGAATATGGATGAGGCTGCAAGAATTGCAGAACTATCCCCTGTCAAGATGGCTGCGGCGGTGGCAAAGTTTGCTGCCGGGATTAAAGAAGAGACCCGTGCCATGACTCGTGCCCCTGCTCCGATCAAGACCCTCACGCCAGCTGCGGCGATGGTGGATAAAGATCCGGAGAAGATGGACCCGAAGGAATGGCGGGCTTGGCGGGAAGCGCAGGTTGCTGCAAGAGGTCGCCGCTAGACTTGCGATAGCACTGGGCGCTGGAGCGTCGCTATTCTCCTGGGGGCTTTTGCCCCGCCTGATAAATCGGCTTCAGGCCCCGAGGTCATGGACCTTTCCATGCGACTGGCATACTTCGACCGACAACGGTCAGTTTCTGGAAATTTCTTACCCTTGAAAGGGGACAATTACCATGGCTAACTCCCTTCTTACTATCAACATGATTCTTCGAGAAGCCACAAGATTGTGGGAAAACTCGAACGCTTTCCTAATGTCGATTGGTCGTCAGTATGATGATCAGTTTGCTGTTGGCGGGGCGAAGATCGGTGATACGCTGCGAGTAAGATTGCCGAATCAGTACACTGTTCGCACTGGCGCAGTGGCTTCTCCGCAGGCAACGAATGAAGTCAGCACGACGCTGACGGTCGGGACGATGAAAGGTATTGATGTGAGTTTCTCGTCCCGTGATCGGACGATGAGCTTGGATGATTATTCTGACCGTGTGATGAAGCCTATGATTGCGTATCTCGCTGCTGATGTGGCGCTGGACGTGATGGGTGGAGTGGAAGGTGGGATTTGTAACATTGTTGCAAATCAGGATGGTTCGTTCAACATTCTTTCCCCGAACGCTCAGACCTTCCTCGACGCTGGTGCGTTGCTTGACATGAGCGGCGCTCCGCTGATGGATCGGAAAGTGGTGAATAGCCCGAACACCGATGCAAGAATTGTAGGGAATCTGGCTGGCCAGTTCAACCCTGCGACTGCGATTTCCAAGCAGTATATGACTGGTGCGATGAAAAACGCTCTTGGGTTTGATTTCATGCGAGATCAGACTGTCCTTGCTCATACGAACGGCGCGCTTGCTCAGTCCAGTGCTACGGTCAATGGAGCAGGGCAGACGGGGCTCACGTTGGTCGTGAACGCCTTGGCTGCTGGGCTGAATAAGGGTGATATTATCACTCTGGCTGGTGTGTTTGCGGTGAACCGCTTGACTCGGCAGAACACCGGTGCGCTTCGTCAGTTCGTGGTGACTGCGCCTGTTCTTGCTGGTGCGGTTTCCATCCCCATCTACCCGGCAATTGTCGCGCCGGTTGGTGGTGCTGCGCAGCAGTATCAGACTGTGACGGCTACTCCGGCTAACGGTGCGGCGGTCAATCCGGCTCTTAACCTTGCCGCGAGTGCGACTTATCGAAAGAACTTCGCGTTCGTTCCGGAAGCCGTGACGATGGCGACGGCGGATCTGGAACTTCCGACTCGTGGTGTGCAGGAAGCTGCAAGGGAGGTTTTTGACAGCCTTTCTATGCGGATGATTACGTATTATAACGGTCTGACGGATCAGTGGCTGACCCGGATGGATATTCTTTACGGCTATCTGTGGGTGCGTCCGGAATGGGCTGTTGTGGTGGCAGACGGAGTCTAGTCTGCGACATTTTGGCGGGTAAGATTGGGGGCTTCGTGCCCCCAATTTTGCTGCCGCAGACTTTAACAGTGATAGGAGATTTTTATGGCTACGATGTTTGATAAGATGGAATTTGCTCCTTATTCTTTCCAGGAATATCCAAAGATGCTGTTTGCTAAAGGTGACAAAACTGTCATTGTAGCTTCGGTAGGGGAAGAAGAGAAGTTGCTGGGTGATTGGTTTACGACGCCTAAAGAAGCGAACGTGGAGTAAGAAGTGTGACCACTCCCCTTGAAATCATTTATCAGAGCTTGAAAGATTGTGGTTTCTCTGGAGACGGGGAGATCCCGTCGGCTGAGATTGTGAATGATGCTTTCAGGAAGCTGAATTGGATGCTGGCGGAGTGGCGGCAGCGGCGGGGGATGGTCTTTCATCTAGTTGAGAAGACTCTGCTGATGAATGGGACGCAAAGTTATACAATCGGGCCGGGGGCGCAGATTGTAGTGGCGGATCGGCCGAATAAGATTGATTCTGCTGTGATTAGACAGAATTTTCTGCCGGGTAGTCCGGTGGATTATAGCCTGACAATTCTGTCCGCGTTTGAAGATTGGCAGCAGATTTCTGTGAAAGATGTCACTGGCCCGCCGAGAGTGTTGTTCTATGATACCGCTTGGCCGGTTGGAAGTATTCATGTTTGGCCGATACCGCAGGCAAATCAGTATGAACTGCGGATACTGATTAAGACGGCGTTGGAAAGTTTCACATCGCTGACGCAGGAGATTTCTCTTCCTCCGGAATATGAAAGTGCTATTAACTGGAATCTTGCTCTCCGTCTTACCCCGATGACAGGAGATTTGAAGGTTGATCCTGTAGTGGCGGCGGAAGCTAAGGCGACTAGAGGATTGATTTTGAATGTTACTGCACAGACTCGGCGCTTGCAAATGCCAGCAGGGATACCGAATAGCCGTAGATTTTATCCGATTTAAGGGGGGCTTAAGCGAATGCCACGGCTTCCACTTCTCGGCGGGGCTTATGAGGCGCAGAGCGTTATTGCGAATGCTCAGCGCTGTATTAATCTGTATCCAGAGATCAACCAGAAAGATGCTCCCGTCTTGGTAACGCATTATCCAACGCCAGGGAAGACACAGGTCTCAGCGGGATACGGGGTTGGTCGAGGGCAATTTGCTGCAAGTGACGGCACGGCTTATGCAGTTAGCGGTAGCACGCTCTACTGGTTCAACGCTGCTGGTGTACCGCAGGTGGTTGGCACGATTAGTGCGCTGCAAACTCCTGTCCGCTGGATTGATAATTCGATCGAGCTCTTGGTGGTCGATGGCGCTACCGACGGGGCCTGGATCATCAATCTAGCAACGAAAGTGATGACGAGGAAGAATCTTTTTGGTGCTACTCTCGGTGCCTACCTCGACACCTTTGCAATCGTTAATGTTATTGGAACGAAGGAATTTTCTGTCAGCGAGCCAAATTCCTACATCTTCTCTGATGAGATTGCACAGAAAACTGCCGCACCGGACATGCTAACAGGTGTTGTGTCTGTCCGGCGGGAACTGTGGTTGCTTGGAGTCAAGAGTTCGGAAATTTGGACTACGGTGCCAGATTCGGATTTTCCCTTCCAAATTATTCCAGGAGCGTTTATCGAATATGGCTGTGCTGCACCTTACAGTATTGCCACGGCTGATGTGTCGATTTTTTGGCTAGGGCAGAATGAAGAAGGCCAAGGTTTGGTGTTGCGCGGGAAGGGATATGAGGTGCTGAAAATTAGCACCCACGCGCTAGATAATACGTTTCAAAGCTTCTCTACGCTACTTGACGCGCAAGCCTTCACGTATCAGGAGAACGGCCATATCTTCTACGTGCTGAATTTCCCATCTGCCGATCAGACCTGGGTTTACGATGAAAGCACTGGAGCTTGGCATCAGCGGGCCTGGATGGATCAGAATGGGCAACTGCATAGAGATCGTCTTTGCTCTATCATCACGGCGTATGGGAAGAGATGGGGGCAGGACTGGGAGACAGGGGCACTCTACGAGGTTAGCGTGGAGATCACGACAGATAACGGAAATCCGATCCTGCGCCTCCGTTCGTTCCCACACTTTGTTACCATTTCTTTAGCTGGCGGGGGTAGTATTGGTTTGGATGGGAAGAGAATTAAGTATCACAAATTCATGGCAGATATGGAGGTCGGGACGGAGGAAGAGACTTCCCTCCCCCTGCAGTTGAATGAAGTAGCGCTCTTGCAGGAAACTTCAAATGAAATCCTACAAGATCCCAACAACTACAGTATACTGATTGACAATAGCGGGTTTAGTGGTGTTCCTGGCCCTAGGGTGCTTCTTCGCTGGAGCAATACTCGTGGGGCAAGTTGGCAGGGCAGCCTCTCTCAGAGTCTTGGTTCTTCCGGGCAATATAACGTTCAACCTGCCTGGAACCGCCTTGGTATGGCCAGAGATCGAATTTGGGAACTTTCCTGGGTGACGAGGGGGAAGACCGCGCTGAATGGTGCTTGGGTCAATTTGACCTGGATGAAGTCGTGAAAGTAACCTCATGGCTAATGTAATTTTTCCTATTCCTTCCGTCCCTCTTGTTGATGAAAGAGGTCGAATTACTGCTTCCTGGTATCGGATATTTGTGAGTTTAATGCAACGGACAGGTGGGGTGGAAGAGTCTCCAACGGGGACAGAGACGTTTTCCATGGGATTATTTGATTTTAGTTCGTCAAGAGAAGAAGATACTCGCCAAGGTCTTCTTGCGTTGCCGGTAGGGGTCCAGGATCAGACTGTTTCTATTGCTTTGCAGGAATTGCCGTGGCCTTCTGCCCCAGAGGGCATTGCTGTTGGGGCTAGCCCTTTTTCCTTTTCTCCCGGCTTTGATGGCTTTACCACTGTCACAGGTGGCACAGTCTCATCTATCACCCTTAGCCGGGATGGAGGAGCTACCATCTTCTCTACTGGACTTCTCCTCGGGGTCTTCCCCCTTTCCCTTTCCGACACCCTCATCATCACCTACTCTGTCGTCCCAACAGTAACCTTCTTCCGGAGAGGATAACTCCAATGACGCAACGCCCGATTGTCATGACACAGCCCACTTACTTTGGTGCGGCTGCGACAGTTTTTTACTCGCAAGGCGCTAACAGTGTTGGACAAGTGCTTCGTGCAACAGTCTACAACAATGACACGGTAGCGCGTCAGATTACGCTTTTTCGCGTGCCAGCTGCTGGCTCTCCTGGCGCAAGCAACACGATCATGGCCGGGCAAGGGGGTAGATTGCTGCCCAAGCAAAGTGCTGTGATAGATGTGCTGGCTGGGGCAACGCTTGATCCTGATGATTCTGTGCAGGGCTTGGCAGATATGGGGAATATGGTTGTTTTCACGATGAGCGGTTACACTAATACATAAGGGGCGAAGTGCCCTAGGGGAATGTCTATGCAGGGGTTTGTTAAGCTGGCTGAAGGGATTGATGTGCTGCCGCTTAAGATGGCGGTGGAGCGGCAGGGGAGTGTATTTGAAGAAGGGCAAGTTGGCTTGTTTTCTTCTGGCGAGTGGGATGGTAAATTCTACGCTTTCCCTCAGCTTCGTCACTTGCTCCTCGACATGATGAGAAGAGTGGAATGCGGGAAACTCATCACGGTGCAGTTGCTGCAAGTAGCGCAAAGCCCACCGCTTGCACCGCTGCTTGACGGACAACAGTGCTTTACCCTCCTTGCCCTCGACGACTTCATCGTGGAAGGTGTTGGTGCGCAGCGCCCTGGTGATGTGCTGTGGGCGAGCGGCGCGCAGGCTATTGTCTTCCGGGCGAAAGAGGGCTTCGCCCTGGTGATGTGCTTTGAACCCATCCCTTGAGGTGAAACAGGAGTCTTGGGCTGGTGCTGTAGGAGAACTTAGTAAGCTTTTTCCTCTTCATTGGGAAGAAGTTAAGTATTCTGTGCCGCTAGAGCCAAACTACAGTGCATACCGGGGGCTGGAAGCAGCAGGGGTGTTGGTGCTAGTCACGTTGCGGGAGCAAGCTACCTTGGTGGGCTATTGGACCTGCATCCTTACTCCTTTTCTTCATTCCCGATCTCTTCGTGCTGCTACCACAGATATGGTTTTTATCAAGAAAGACCATCGTGCAGGGGGAGCGTTTTTGCTTTTGCAGAGTAAGATGGAAGAAATTCTGCGAAAACATAAAATCTCTTTGTGGTTTACCGGGGAAAAACTGGCAAACCCAATCGGTCCGGCCTTACTTCGCGTTGGCTTCGTCCCGGAAGAAAGAGTTTTCTTGAAGAAGTTAGGAGAGTAAGATGTCATCTCTAGTCCCAATTATTGCTGGAGGTTTAGGGTTAGCTTCTGCCTTCACGGGGGCGAACGCCGCGGAAAGTGCTGGCAATCGTCAGGCGGAGGCAGCGCGTGCGGCGCAGGCGGCGACGGAAGCTAGATATCAACAGACGCGGCAAGATCTTCTCCCTTTCATCCAGAGCGGATACGGGGCGAATCAGGCGCTGCGCGGTCTGACCGGGCTAAATGAAGGGGGCAATCCCTTGACAGCGCCGCTAACGCGGCAGTATACTGGGGCGGACCTTGAGAATACCCCTGGATATCAATTTACCCTAGACCAAGGGTTGAAGGGTCTTTATAATGGCTATGCGGCAAGAGGGCTTGGGAATAGTTCTGCAGCGCTGAAAGGTGGGGCGCGCTATACCACTGGGCTGGCGCAGAAGACCTTCAATGACCAGCTGCAGAACGATATTAACCAGCGGAAACTGACTTACGATGTGCTTTTTGGGCAGAACAGACTGGGGGCTGAGATGGCTGGCGGCTTGGCAAAGACTGGCCAGGAATATCAGGGTGCGACAAATACCCTGATGGGGACTGCTGCGACGGGCCTGGGAGCTGGTGAGATTGGCGCGGCGCAGAATTGGCAAGCCTTGCTCAATCCCTTGGCGCAATATGGCGCGATGTATGCTGTGAATCCGGATTTGTTTAGGCAGCAAACAGCTGAGGCGCTTAGGCGTGGTGCGACAGGTATTTTTGGCCCAGCATCCGCGCCAGCTCGATACTAGACGTTAGGAGATAGTAAGATGGCAGAAGGTTGGAATCCAGCTATTGGGCTGAGTGCTGCGCCAAAAGATAATATTCTGCCGAACCCGCTTGAGTTCTTCGGTAAGATGCAAGGGTTGCAGCAACAGCAGAATTTGAACCTGAAATTCCGGCAGGAGAATGATGCGAGGGTTGCAATCGGAAAGGCGTATGCGAACGCAACCGACCCTTCAACGGGCCGCATTGACATGGCAACACTGATGCGGGAAGTGGCAAATAATCCTGCTGCGCAGTATTTGCTTGGAGAGACGGCGAAGGCTGCGCAGGAAAGAGAGACGGCGGACCTTGTTATTCAGCAGAAGAGGGGAGATAATGCTGCACAAAATTTTGATTTAACTGCAAGAGCATTTGGAGGTTTGCAGGCAAGAGGAAATGATGTTACAATTGCGGATTTGCGTAAAACCGCGGCAACTCTTGCTCTGGAGATTGGAGATCCAGTAACTGCAAAGCAAATTTTTCTTGCCCTTGAAGGGGCTCCTGCAGGAGGAGCAGAACTTCAACAGTTCATAACAAGTCTTCGTGCAAAGGCACTTCCACCTTCAGATCTTATGAATAGAACTAATCCTCCGTTGGTGGCAACGGAGCTGGGAGGATCGACGCAGCAGTCGCAATTTAATGCGATAACTAGCCAGAGGAGAGTGATAGCGCAGGATCTAAGAACGCTGACTCCTAGTGAAACAGGTGAGCAGGTTCCTGCAACAGATCCTATTACTGGCCAGCCTATTTTACTTACACGCGGCGAAGTGCTCGATCCATATGGAAGAGTCAAACCGCGTGCAGCGCCTCCGGCACCTCCGGCGCCTCCGGCAGGAACTGGGCCTCAGGTTCCGCCGCCACCAGGAACTTCAATTGTCCCAGCACAATCAGGACCAGTAGCACTTGGGCCAACGTCTGCTCGTACGCAAGAAATTCTTAAGACTGGAGAGGATTTCTTCAAATATCGTAATGATCTTGATACAAGAGTCTCTTCTGGCGAAATAACGATGCAGAAGATGAATAATATGCTACTGCTTGCGGATATTACTCGAATTGGGCCGATAGCCCAGCAGCGGCTTAAGCTGGCAGAGCTAGCGGTTGGTCTTGGTCTTCCAGATTGGATACCGAAAGCGCTCACTGGTAGTGATCCTAAACTACAAAGTTCTGGTATTGCCGCCGCGCAACAATTTGCCAAAGAAGCGTTTTCCACTGCCTATGAGTCTATGAAATTGATGGCACCTCCTGGAACAATATTGACAGAAGGTATTGCGCTTACAAATTTTGAGAATTCTATACGCCTCAATATGGATAGAGATGCTGCGACAGGTTTGGTAAATAATGCAGCAAAGATTTTAAATTATATTAAAGCCGAACGAAAATTTATGCAAGATTGGGAAGGAGAGCCGAAGAATGCTCGTGCTGCCTGGACAGATAAAGCGATAGAACTTAAATTGCTTTCTGTGGAGCAGCGTCCTCCGCCAGGGAGTGCTTCTATTCTTTCTCCTCGACCGGCAGCTTTCTCTCGTGGAGCTGGTGTGCCAGGGGAGGCTGTTGTCACAGATGCACAACTAGCTGCTGGTATCCCAGAGGGTAGAACAGCAATAATTGAGACACCCACAGGCCCGGTTACTGTCCGACGGAATGGTAACTCCTTCACAGTGGAGAGATAACAGATGGCCCAGATCACTCTGATTGATGAAAAACCTTCGCCGAAAATTACACTTCAAACTTCGGTGAGGGACTACGATCCGTTCATTGCTGCGGCTGCGAAGAAGTATTCTC